CGAAGTTGACCATCTAGACTCTCTACTGGCATCGGGTCGAATTGTTCTGGTGGCAGATAAATCAACTTCCAAGGCCGACAAGGCAGGAGATAAATAATCATGGCAAAGTTAGTTCTCACAAACACAAACGTCTCACTCAACGGTACCGACATCACATCGAGCGTTGCCGCTGTAACTCTTAGCACCTCGGCTGCCGAAGTACCAACAACTAACTTTGGATCTGGTGGTGCAGTAACTCGCGTGTCAGGTCTGATTGACAACTCAGTGACTCTTTCAATCATGAACGACTACAACGCGATTGACGGATTGATCTTGCCATTGATTGGTTCAACAGCGGTGACAATGATTGTGAAACCAGCCGGCACAGCAGCAGCAGGAACGGCCTCGCCTCACTATACGTTCTCTGTATTATGCACAAACTTTGAACCCGTAAACGGCGCGGTGGGCGAGCTGAACACAAGTGACATAACCTGGCCAATTAGTGGAACGATTACAAAAACAATCGCATAGTTCTTAATTAAACAATCAGGAGGTAAGAATGAAACTTGCAATGGAAGTAACGCTCAACACGGGCGTCAAAGAAAAAGTCACTGCACACTTCGCAGACTTCATTGCGTTTGAAAGTGAAAAGAATCGTCCGATCACAAGCATGCAAAGCGATGTCAAACTGACCGACCTTGCATGGTTGTGTTGGCATTCATTGAAGCGTCGCAACTTAGTCAAAGTCACGTTTGAAGAATGGACTGAAACAGTTGAGATGTTGGAGGTCGCAAGCGATGATTCGCAGATCGTCCCTTTGGAGAATCCTCAGCCCACTGGCTGATCGCATATTTGTCCTGCGAGACTGGTATATCGCCAAGTTCGCTTCTGCAAGAGTCACCTAGAATGCTGTACACGATGGTCGGCTATCTGCGCTGGAAGAACATCAAATCAAATCCACCGCAAAGGAAAAATTGATGGCGTTCCCAGTACCAAGGAATCTCAAGTCAGCGTTCCCAAACCAGCCAGGTGACTTAGGTTCGACAGTTGGTCGTGCCGGCGGAGTTGCACTGACAGTCGAAGTTGAAGGCTTATATGAGATGCTGCGTAACTTCTCAAAGGCAAGTGACTTATTCAATGAGAACATTCGCAATGTCTCAACAAGTTTGGCAGAAGACTTGTTGAAAGCTGCCAAAGTTGAAGCAGGTAGTGTCAGTCGATCTCGTCAAGCATTAGAAGTCATGCGAGGTATGCAGGTCAGAAAAGATCGCGTTCCTTCAATTCGTTTGAAACCAAATATGTTATTCAAATCTAAAAGCAGATCTAATCGGAAACGCGGATTAGTGCAAGGTCCAGGTCTGACTCGCAAGGTAACGATGGGTGATGTGTTCTTCGGTGCCGAGTTTGGTGGTGGTGCCAAATCAACTACCAAACAATTCTTGAGGCATCGTGGTCAGTCTGGGTACTTCTTCTGGCCTACCGTCCGCAAGAAAAAGAACTTGATTGCCCAAAGATATCTAGATGCCATTGAGAGAATTGTCAAGAAACTAGGCATTGGCTGAAACCCTTACAGAGTAAGGCTTAAAAGAATAGTTGCATTTGTCTTACGCTTCCGCTAGGTTGTCTTACATACCTGAGGAGGTAGTTATGTTGAAGATGTTCAGAGTGTCCCGCATACAGCATGTAAGCACAAACGATTGGCAAGACGGTTACGGAGATTACGAGAACCGTCAACCAGTTCACTACGGAGTCACATGCGGCAAGGATCTAAAAGAAGCCAAAAAAAATTGGTCTGTATCTTGGTCATGCCGTGGCGGTAAGAAACGTGCTGACTGGCTCTTTGAAGAGTTTGAACTAGCACAATGAATCAAAAATATCCAACCATCACCATCAGGCTTGACCAAGAAGTCAAGACACTGATCGAGCGTCAAGCCAAGAAACAAGATGTGACTGTGTCTGAACTGCTCCGCCAGTTCATTGAAACTGGATTGCACAATGTTTGAAGTCGTCGGGTTCCCGTCTGTCAAGTCCGTCTACCCAAAGACCATCGCATCATCTTGGATGGAGTTCGCCACAATCCTTGGCAACCATCAAGAACGTGGACAGAAGTCTGACGGCAAGTTATATTCGCCAGTCACCTATCGCGAGTACACGACCCGTGGCAACGCAAACGTGTCGCACATCTGGGCATTGGTTGCCGACCTTGACGGTGAAGCATTCGAGCAGGCTGATCTCGGATCGTATATACACTTCGCCTACACAACCTGGTCGCATCGGGAAGATAGTCCACACTGGCACGTTGTCATCCCGTTTGAGCAGGCTGTGCCGGTGCAGAACTGGGAAGAAGTTTGGTACGAGACACATGAGCGTCTTCGTCTTAAAGGCGACCCAGCGACAAAAGACCCTGCCCGCATCTTCTTTATGCCACAGCACGAAGCAGGTCAGCAGTTCCGAACACATCATTCAGGTTGGCGGTTCCTTGATCCAACCATCACAGACATCGCTGCACCGACACGACGATTCAACACACCGAACATTCGCTCGACTGTGCAACGCACCAGCACAAAGAAGAATCGCCATGTCGCAGATCCGCGTTGGTGGGATGCACCAGTTGACTTGTCAAAATATGATGGCATGACTCAAGGTCAGATACATAAAAGCATTCAGATTGAATGGGCTGACTTCAAGAAACGAGCAGGCATAAACTGAGTAGAATTGCGTCACCATGGCAGGTGAACGCACTTTCGTTGTAAAAATACTTGGTGATGCAGGTAGTGCTGTTGCTGCGTTCAAAAAACTACAAGCCGAAGGTGAGAAGACAACAGGAGGATTAACTGCACAAGCCAAAGCAACGCAAGACATATTCAGACAAGTAACGATTGCAGCCGCCGCAGGATTCGCATCTGGTGTCGCACTCTTAACCAGTTCAGTCAACGCCGCAATTCAAGACCAACAAGAACAAGTCAAACTTGCTCAAGCCTTAAAGAACACCACAGGTGCAACAACCGAACAGATCGCTGAGACGGAGCGTCTAATAACCCAGATGAGTCTCGCGTCCGGTGTGGCGGATTCTGAGCTTCGTCCGGCTCTGGCGACACTCGCGCTCGGTTCAGGCAGTTTGGCTCGCGCCCAAAAAGACCTTGGTCTTGCACAAGATATTGCAATAAGCACATCTGTACCACTAGCTCAAGTAGCCGATGCTCTATCAAAAAGTTACAACGATAACTTCAAAGCATTGAAGGCATTGTCGCCTGCGTTGGCCGACAACATCAAAGAAGGTCAAAGTCTTGACCAGATCTTCAGTGAGTTGAATACAACATTTGGTGGTGCAACTCAAGCCGCCGCAGGCACAGCCGCAGGACAGATGCAGATCCTCAAAGTACAGATGGCTGAACTCAGTGAAAGCATCGGTGCAGCATTGGTGCCGGCGTTGGCTGCAGTTCTTCCGTTGTTTCAGGCGTTAGCTACATTCGCCCAGGATCATTCAACATTGTTCACTGGGCTTGTCATCACGTTCACCGCTGTCGCTGGTGCCGTACTTCTGTATTCCGCCTATCTAAAACTTCTTCCGCTTCGAATCGCTGCGGTTGCAGCAGCCCAGGCGATATTGAACTTCTTGATGACTGCCAATCCTCTTGGTCTTTACATTCTTGGAATCGCAGCATTGGCTGGTGCGTTCATCGTATTGAGTGGCAGATTCGAGGACGCCTACATTGCATTGAAGAAGGTTGTCAACGGGTTCAACGGTTTGCTCAACATCATCCTTCCTCTAGATATCCCGATGATGAATGTCAAGAAACGTACCGAAGAGATCACTCAACAGCAATATCGGGCGATCCCTATCGCCGAACAGATCGGCAAAAAGTATTTGGATATCGCTGGTGCTTGTCGTGAGATTCTGAATGTACCTATCGCTAAACAGTTAGAGACTCAGACCGATCGGTTGACACAGTTGGCGTTCTCGCTTGGCGTCACAAATGTGACGTACGGAAAATTTAACACCGCAACTGGTGGTGCTTCAAAGGTTGTTGAAACTGCCGCCGAAAAGATGAAGAAGTACACAGATGCGTTGAAACAATCTGAGGTTGCTTCAAAGTCTTATACCCGTTCGCAGAAGGCCACGGCTGATGCTCAGAAGTCTTTGAACTCCGCTAACACGGATCTGACCGCAGCACAAGATCGATTCAACAAAGCGGTCGCAGGCTATGGTGCGGATTCGGCTGAGGCTAAAGCAGCACAGAAAGAATTGAGCAAAGCCCAACGCAATGTTGAGACGGCTGGGTATCGAGTGGAGCAATCGGTGTTTGCGGTTCGTGATGCGGAATTGAAGTTGGCTGAACTTCGAGCCGATCCGACTTCAAGTGCGCAGGCTATTCGTCAGGCTGAGATTGATTTGGCTGAAGCGAAGATCTCTGTGAAGGACGCGACTGACGCGCAGGAAGAAGCCACGAACGGTTTGGCTGAAGCACAGTTGATTTTGAACGAGGCCGTGAATGGTGCTGCTATAGGTTCTGATCTTTACAACGATCTCTTGAAAGAAGTCAATGAGGCGAAAGACCGTCAGACAGCTGCATCGGAAAGATTGACTGATGCTGTTGATTCTGAGACTGAAGCGTATGAACGTCTTGCCGATGCGATCAAGGCTGCTGGTGATGCGGCGACAAACACTGGTCGGAGTGGTTTGACTATTCCTTCATTGCCTAGTGGCATCCCAGATCCATCAACTGCTACACGCACCGCGACGCCGACAGGTAGTAACGGGAATCAGTTCATCATTCAGACGGGTATCGGGACGAACGGTGTTGAGGCTGGGCGTCAGATCGTTGAAGTGTTGCAACAGTACAGCCGTATCGGCGGGAACAACTTCCTCGAGTTCGCGGTCGCGTAATCATGCCGAAGACTTTGAAGTGGGGTCAACCGTATTCGGTTCTGTTGGATGTGGGTGCGGTCGCTGACGCATTCACACTCGACTCATCATTACTAAACGGCACTGATGTGCTTAACGGCTCGACAGACTTTGTGGACGCAACCGAATATGTGTTGTCTGTAGCAATTCAACGTGGCCGTGGTTCTCAAGTCGAGCAATTCAATCCTGGTACTTGTCGCATCCTTGCCGACGACCGCGCATCAGGCAGACTCTTCGACCCAGCCAACACCGCATCGACCTGGTATGCAGGCACATTTGATCTCGCACCGAGACGCGCCATCAAAGTTCTTGCCGGCACAGCCGAGCTGTTCGTCGGAGCAATCACAGACCTAGACATCACCTACTCAATGCCTGACCTATCGTTTGCTTCTATCACAGCAGCCGATGGACTGTACGAGTTGAGTCGCACAAGTCTCGCCGCGTTCACACCGTCATCAGAACTTACGTCTGCGCGTGTGTCCACAATCTTGAACCGACCAGAAGTCAACTACTCGACCGCACTACGAAGCATCGAGACAGGACTGGCAACGTGTGGCACCGTTGCTTATGACGCGAACGTGAACACTCTGTCGGCGTTGCAGGCTGTTGCGATCGCTGAGGATGGCAGGCTCTTCGCAAACCGCAAGAACGAAATTGTGTTTGATCAGCGTGTCGACTTCACGTTCTCTACCGCTATCGCAGGGTTCGGTGGCACAGCATCCAACCAGATTCCGCTACTCGACATCGGTGTCGCATACGGTCAAGAAACTTTGTTCAACCGTGTGCAGATAGATGTTGATGGTGGCACCGCAGCACAGGTCGCAGCCGATGCGACAAGTCAAACTCAATACGGTGTGCAGACGTTGTCGTTCTCAAATGTGCCGTTGAATACTTTGGCTGCTGGTTCGGCGTTAGCCCAGAACATTCTTGACAAATACAAAGAACCAAAGATCCGATTTGATCAGATCTCAACGAGTCTCAATGCTTGCGGGACGGCCTTGTTCGCGACCGTGTTGGCATTAGATGTGGGTGACGTTGTTTCCGTCACGAAGCGATACACCCAAGGCCTGCCACTGTCGCGCAGTGACACCGTGTTCATCGAGTCCGTTAGCCACGACATCACACCCACCGATCATCGGATAAGATTCGGACTAGGACAGGCACAACTCTTGACCGCATTCATACTTGACAGCGACACTCTTGACGATGTCGATGTTGGATTAGGATAGGAGCATTATGGCAGGCGCAGGATATCGCACATTCGCATCGGGTGAAGTGCTGACCAGTACAAACACTCAGACCTACTTGATGGATCAGATGGTCAAAGTATTCGCAGGCACCGCAGCACGATCATCAGCGATACCATCACCATCAGCGGGCATGGTTGCGTATTCGACTGCCACAGGTTTGCAAGTTTTTAATGGCTCCGCATGGGTTAATGTATAGACATGGCTGGCGCAGGGTATCGCACATTCGCATCTGGCGAAGTATTGACTTCGAATAATGTCCAGACGTACTTGATGGATCAGGCCGTGCAGGTTTATGCCGGCACCGCAGCACGATCATCCGCAATCCCGTCACCGTCAACAGGCATGGTTGCATATTCGACTGCAACAGGTTTGCAAGTATTCAACGGATCAGCATGGGCAAGTGTTGGTGGTGCGACTTACGCAGCAATCTCTGGTGGTGCGTCAACTGCACTCGGTACAGCGATCGGTGGCACAGCGTACAATGTTCACACTTTTACTGCTGACGCCAATTTGGTTGTCACGACAGCTGGGCTGATAGATGTCTGTTTGGTTGGCGGCGGAGGAGGAGGAGCAACAACGACAGGAAGTTTTGAGCAAGGCGGTGGCGGCGGTGGCGCGGTGTTTGGTCATAGTCCAGTTCAAACAATTTTTGTTTCTGCTGGGACAGTAGTTGTCGATATCGGCGCGGGCGGTGCAGCGGGTGTTGCAGGTTCGGACACAATTTTGACAGGCTATATAACTGTTAAAGGTGGCGGTTTTGGCGCGTATCGAGGCATATCGGGTGGCAACGGTGCTTCAGGTGGCGGTGGTTCGTATAATCGTGGTGCTGGCGGTAATTCAACTTTTGGAAACACAGGTGGTTTAGGTGGTACAGACGCTGGCGGTGGCGGCGGTGGCGGCGCGGCAG